TACGCCTTCTTTATTGTCTTTCCATCGTGCGTATGCTGCTAGAGCTATGCCGCCAATTGCACATACTAGAAAGATAGTCTTGAGGCTATCTGCGTAGGCCACTAGACCCTGTAGTTGACCTGCAACTTCATTTAGCCCCGTAGCGGCTCCTGCAATCCCTGCCCCTGCCATAGTCTTACTCTTTAGGAGAGACTTAGGAGCTTCTGCAGTAGGTTTTTGAGGCATATCAGGACCACCTTCGTCTGAAGGCATCTTGGCATCCATTGCAAATAGTGCAGCCTCTGCAGCCCTACGTCTAGTTAGCCCTCGTAGTGGAGTAAGTTTACCATCTATACGTGCCTTGTTCCAACGCATAAGCTGTTCTGGAACTTCATCATACAGGCCCTGATTGAGTTTCTTGAGAAGAGTAGAACTACGGAAAGCCCCACCCCCTAAGTTAAATACAAATGAGGTCAGACTATCATATTGATTTTGAGTCAATGGAACGTGGACATACTTCTTAACTATTTTACCATGCTCATTTAGATCATGTATAAGTCTTGTCTCTGCTTCTTCCTTTGTCATGGTTTGACCAGAACGAACTCCCTTGGTCGCGCCAAATCCTATCGTATACTTTCCTGCAGGACATCTATAACTGTGTACTAGACCGTCCTTATGTACTTTGTGTAGGCCTTCAAACTTCTTTACTAAGTTAGTGCCTTGTTGAGAAATTTTATCTGGGTGCATAATTACTTTCCATTTAGTTTTGCTGAATGATAGGACTCTGATTTTGTCTTCCGTCCATCAATCCTAATCCGTTAGCGGAAAGGTCACCGAATTGACCGCCTTGACGTTGATAGCCCAGACGATCCATTTGAGACAATAGTTGGCCTATGTCTCTAGTAGTTTGTGATAGAAGTTTTCCACTGCTATCAAAAGAGGCAATAAGAAGATTGTTTTGATCATCCATACCTCTTCGGGTAATATTACCATTTTGCTCTACAGACTGAGTAATTAATCTACCTGTCTGATCAAAAGCATTAGCTAAGTCTTGATACTCCCTACGAGTGTTCTCTTCTATGTTATTACCTTGAGTTTCTAAAAACTGTCTGATTGTAGTTAATCTGGCAAGTACATCTGTTGCTTGATCTGATCCAACTTCTTTATTTACATCACTAAGATCACGCATAATCTGACCGTAATTCAAAGCATTCTGTTGCTCTACAGACCGTGCCTGATTAGCTGCAGCATCTGCTTGAGCCTGAGATTGAGCCATTTGCTGACCTTGGCCTTTTTGAAGAGTATCCACTCCACCAGTAATTTGTCTCTGTAGTTCTGATCTAGCGTTAGTAGCTAAGTTTGTATCTGTAGCATACTGCCCTGTAAAATCACCAAAGTCTGCAGCTAGACTACCACCAACTGAAGTAGAAATATTATCTAGTAATCCTCTGTTAGTTGCCTGATTTTCTGCCTGTACTCTTTTAATTGTATCAATAGCAGTTTGTGCAGTAGTTTGGCCTTGTAAAACTTGTTGTTGCAACGCCCCCAAAAATCCTTGTACTTGACTTGGATCGGCTCCCATAAGTCTTTCAAATGCTTCTCTTGCTGCAACATCTGCGTTACTAACTGCAGTGTCTAGATTTGTAAATCTATCAGAAACTCCTGTCTCATCTAATTCGTTTCTACCTATATTTGTAACATTAGTACCAAGATTTGATAATTGATCTGTTATACTTCCACTATCTGCAGTAACTCCTAGATTAGTTCCTATTTGGCCTACGTTAGTTCCTAACTGGGCTACATCTCCCATAAGACCGCCCTTGCCATCTGCTCCCCCAAGAGTAGTCTGAATGTCTCCTACTCCTGTTTTGATAGTACCAGTATCTGATTTTATATCAGAAATATTTTGCCCCTGCCCTGCTATATCTAAACGAATAGCACCTGTATCTGCCAATACATTAGTAAAACCTGTGTTCATAGCGTCAGCTTTAGCCAAGTCTGACGTATCAATTGTAGTATTGGTTACATTAACAGGCTGAAAGTTTGAAAAACCTGCATCAATCTGGGAGCCTAATTTATCCTGCCCACCTAGAAGAGCTTCAGTATCTCCCTTAACAGTTTCAGTTACGGGTACTTCATTGCCACCAAAACTCACTGTGTTTGTACCTGTAGTAACTTCACCAGTTTCAGGATTTACAGAAGTAGTTGGTAAGTCCATAGTACCAGTTCCAGAGGTTACAGTACCAGTTGATGAAGCTGTACCTAGCTCATCAGATACAATAGTTTGAACTTCTTCAGCCGAAGCCCCATCACCACCTTTAAAACATATCAACCCACTTTCTCTAGGGTTCATCCACTTAAACATTGGGTTGTATAAACTCATTTTAAATCTCCATATTGTAGACGTAATACTGTGTTTCGTATTGTTTGCCTACATCATTAGTAAGCTTCTTTAGTTGTCTCTGCCAACCTTTACGGCCCCAGACCTGTATTCCTGAACAGTTACTTTGTTTTGCAAAGTCTTCGATTGCTTTATGCTGTTCATAAAATTCATCCCACTTCCTATCTTTGCCTGTACAAGTAATTATCTGTAAAGCTTTATGACTAGGGTAGTTTAAAAATCTTGTTGTAGTTGTACATACAATCTTATTATTATTATCTAAGGTCAGCCAAATGTGGATAATTCCACTAAGGGCCTGTTTGCAAATATCAAAAGCTGTTAGTTCCATTACAGAATGTGCTAATGCTTTTTCTATATCTTCTTCAAACTGAGGCCAAAATTTTAAAACTTCCTGTGGGTTTAGTAAGACTGACCGAAACTCTGATGGTTCTGTCATTTTATTAAAAATTTTCCTTAATAATATGGTCAGAATTATACCATTTTAAAGTAGAGGTTACAAGGGTTATGAGTAGTCTTTAACTAGACAGGCAAATACTGCCCCCGGAACACCAAGACCTCCGCTACTTACGTTACCGTAACCTCCTGTTTGGCCTTGGGGAGTGTTTCCCCCAATAACCCAACCTGCGCCACCGCCTCCACCAGAACCATATCCTCCGTACATAGATTGTCGGGTTTGACCGCCACCACCTGCACCATACCCAGTACCGCCTCCTCTAGTGCCGCCACCAGTACCATTAAAATACCAGTTTAAAGGTCTACCATCTGCGGTTGTTGTAGCTCCAGTTGGATTATTTCCGGGTCCATGCCCCGAATTACTTCTTGCACCACCATAAGCTTCTATTTTCAAACTTATAGGGCTGGATACACCATTATCAGATTGATTGCCACTATACCGACCTGTTAACCCTGCATAAGCAATAAAACTATGAGTTGCACCACTTGATAGAGTCACAGAGGCTTCACTATTACCCCCTGTCCTGTAACCATCAGTTCCCTGCTGCCATCCTTTGTTACTACTATCAGCATGGGCTGCTTTTAAGTTATAAGTACTTATTGTTGCGTTAGCATCATATGTGGGAGTAGACCCTGAAGTACTACCATGCAGATAATAACTTATCTGACCACCGCCTCCACCGCCACCAGAACTGGTAGCACCTGATCCAGAAGTTCCTGCACCAATACCTATAAATATACCATTTTTACTATCAAAAGGTGGCGTTGTATTACCTGAATTGGTTTTAAATCCTCCTCCTTGATCAGCGTAAGTACCATGATCAACATTACAACTTTGAGTATTTCCTCTTCTTGAATGCACCCACAATGCTGCTTCATCAGTATCCGTTGGAGTTTGATCTTCACTTATATAGATAATGCCTTTACTGGTTGAATTTGACTCTCCATATGCAAGATAGTTAAAGAAATTCATTATGTTGCCACCTGCTCCTGCGGAATAAGCATTAAAGTAGAATATCGAAGAGGCTTGATTATCTAATAACTTTATCTGAGCATTGCCATTTGGCCCTGCACTAGTAGTGCCATTATTCATCCAAATAGTCGTAGCACCTACAAGCGAAGTAGTTTTTAGAACTAAGTCGTTAGAACTATCTTTTTCAACAGTAATGTCTAAGACGCTACCTAAAAGGCCACCTCCACCAATACCTCGACCAAAGCTCCGCAAAGAGCCACCGCCTAAAGTTCCCAACATGGGTGCATATAAGATTTCTTTTTTAGGAAAAATCATTGTGACTATCTCCTATTAAGCAAACTGAGCTACTGAAGCCAAAACTGTGAATGTCGCTGAAGCTGTTTTGATTATTGTGAATGTGTAGACATCTATTCCAGAAGCATTCCCTGCCGTTGGTGCGCTGCCGCCCTGCCACTTTGGAGTGACCGCTGAACCGTCTATTTGGTATGCATTTAGGTAATAGGCTGTTGAGCCTTGGGTCATTAAAGCTGCACAGCTTATACTTTGTCCTACAGCCATCATGCTATCTAAAGTCGTTGATCCATCGCCTCTAAAGTTAATTGTTCTATTAGCGGTCTGGTCTGCGGTAATATAAATTACAGACCTAGTTGCAAGATCAAAGTCTTGAGTGCCTGACGCGGTTGTACCTATTCCTACAGTCTCAAGCACTTCATCGATCTCTAACGTACCGCCAACATCAAGACCTTTGTTAGTAGTCCATTTGTCACCAGTAGAGGCGTAATTGAACGTAGCTCCTGCACCATCCACTGTCAGACCTGCACCGTTTGCAGCCGCTGCATCAGCCGCACCGTCAGCCACAGTGATATTCAAATCGTCTACTGATAAAGTTGAACTATTGATTACTGTCTGAGTTCCGTTGACCGTTAAATCCCCTGATAATGTCAGCGAAGTTCCGTTGACTGCCCCAGTGAATGTAGCCCCTGATAGTGGTGCGTAGTTAGCACCTGCAGCTTGAACGGCTGCGACCTGAGTTGTACCCTCAGTAGTAACCCTAGCTACCTGAGTATCACCTTGGCTAATTACGTCAGCGACTGTGCCTGTAATGTTCAAGGCCTCAAGAGTTTTACCCAAAAACACAAGGTCTTTAGGATTAGTTGTAGATGCAGCTAATGACTGCGCTTTAGTATCAATCGCTGTTATAAGCGAAGAAAAGTTGTTGTTTACTGTTGGCATTTTCTAGACCCCTAAGTTGAGTAAATTTTCATCTTCAAGAGCCTCGACCTTCAAATTGAGGCTAATATCGGAAGTGTTGTAGTTTGGTTCGTTTACGTTGAAGTCTGAAGCAGATGCTTCCCCTTGGACTTCGGCAAGGGAGATTTTTGAATCTCTCATTAAGTCTGCTAATAATCTTGCTTTAGACATGATTGTTTTCCTAAACTATTAAGCCCATCTGCATATATTGATTTTGGTTGTTGTTAGGCATTGTAATAACATCGCCTAAAGTCGGTGCAGTACTTGTAGCTGATCCTGCGTAAGCTATGTATGAAATTGTATGGTTGGGGTCATATCCTGTACCAGTACCTCCGGGTTCAGGCACTCCACCACCTTGATATGTCGAAGCTGCGTTAGTACCTTGATATAAAGCACTACCATTACCATACCCTGCACCGCCTGATCCACTATACCATCCCATGTAATATGTTTTACCTGCAGGAACCGTGAAGTTATTTGGGTGACTGTATCCACCGCCCGTTGCATTATTTAGCGTATCCAAAGCAGTAGTAGTAATGTTAGCAGTTGAAGACCCATGATTTACTACATCAATTCGCCATCCTGCTTTTATTGTAAATTGTTGATTAGGAGTAGCTATTGTGCCGCCAGTATGTTCATAAACAAGCATCCAAAAAGAATGATTAGAAGTGGTGTTCATTGCCCGACCTCTAAATCTTTTAGACCCAATTTCTGTACCTTCGGTTAATTGATGTCGGGTTCCAATATCTACTCCATAATAACCCGCTGAAAACCACGCAGAACCACCATTATAATTATTAACGCCAGTATCAAAATGCCCCATTGGGAAAGTAGTTGTAGTAAACGGTACTCTTTTTGCAATCTTAATATTTTTTATTGAGCCATATAATCCATCTTGTTGCCATGTTGGATTTCCTTTAGTTCCACTTGCTGATCCTCGTCCAACGTATAGGTAATTCCAGTTAATATGAGTTCCTGCAGGATAATTATTATCAGAACCAATAAGAACACCATCTTGCCATAGCTCTATTTTTCTTTCACTAGCAACAGTAGAACTAAACCTACATTTAAGTTGAACGTGAGTCCATTGATTATACGGTATGGATATCATTGGATTAAATCCATACCCACCAATCTTACCCCCTGCTACTGCTATTCCTTCATACGATGGTGATCCACCAGCGTCATAAATACCAAGCATAAATCCATCAAACTCAGTATATGGACCGTTACATAAAATCCATTGGTTAGAACTCATGTTGGTTTGAGAATATACTTCAAATTCAATATCAAAGTCATCCATAGTTCCTAATGTTTGATTTCCTAGATTATGACCAATAATTTCAGTACCATTATTAGTACCGCTAAAGGTGCGTGAAGTAGTATCTTCAAAATCCCAAGGACCAGTGTATAGCCCTTCAGGACCAGAAATCATAGATTGAAACCCTTTAACAGAGCCACCACCAAGAGAAGCTAACATAGGAGCCATTTTTATTTCCTTATTCGTATTTAGCTAAAGAAGCTAAAGCGGTAAATGTGCCAGAAGCAGTTTTAATAATTGTGATTGAGTAGGAATCAATAGCGTTTGTATTGCCGCCTGTTGGCGCACCACCTATCCATTTTGTAGTAGTATTAGACGTTGTTCCATCGACTTGTATTGCATCTAAATAATAAGCCGTTCCACCTTGGGTGTAGAGTAGAGCCACTGTAACGGAATCTCCCACTGCAAGAAGTGAGTCTAACGTAGTGCTACCATCACCTTTGAAATTTACTTGAGCATTTGATGCTTGGTTGTTGGTAAAATAGATAACAGCTTTTCCATCTTTCATATGTAAAGTTGTTGTTCCACCAGTACCCGTATCAATATGAACTTGCTCACTAATTGTTGCTATCTGGGATAACTCTGTGGTTATATCTAACCCTTTGTTAAAGTTCCAATTATCAGAAGCAGACGCATAAGTAAGCGTAGCGTTAGCCCCGTCTACTGTGATCCCTGCGCCATCTGCAGCGGCTGCGTTAGCAGCTCCTTTTGCAACTGTTATATTGAGGTCATCAACATCTAAGGTAGTTGAGTTAATAGTGGTGGTAGTGCCGTTGACCGTAAGTGATCCGTCAATGACAACATCACCATTGGAATCAGAATTAACCAGAGGTATCCAGTTACCTCCATGTGCGTAGTACCCTTTGCCTGTCGCATGGACATGGGCAAACATCCCATGATATGTTGAGGCTGATGGAAGGTCTGCCAGTTGTGAGTAGACGTTTGAGTAGGTTATTTTGTTAGAACCAAAGTCTACGTCACCAGTGAATGTAGCCCCAGATAACGGAGCAAATCCAGAAGCTGCAGCTTGTACGGCTGCTACTTGAGTAGTACCTTCGGTAGTTACTCTTGCAACCTGAGTAGTACCTTCGGAGATAACACTGTTTACTGTAACTGATGGAGTTAAGGCTTCAACGGCTTTGCCCAAGAGCAAGAACTCTTTTGCGTCCGTTGTGCCACTTGTATTATTTAATTTAGTGGTAAGGTTGCTCTCAACCGTTGTTGTATTAATTGCCATTTTAAATTCCTGCCAATGCTAGAGTTTCCACATCATCGATGAACGCATCGACCTGTGTTTTGTTGTAGTGGTCTGCCAAGGAGAAGGTTCCGAAGGAGACAATCGAAATTGAATCCCCTGTAGCCGCTGCAGAGGCCAAGACCACATTGGCTCCATCTGTTGCGGTGAAATCTGAAGGTGTTAATTTTATTCCGTTTAGGTAGACGTCACAAAAATTTGGATCGTATACTGCAGGGAACGTAGTTAGTGACCCACTGGTATAGCTTCCTGAGTTTGTTCCAACAATGTAATCTTTACGTTCAGCCGTACCGTTTACTGAGCTACCTGCACTTTGAAACCCCCCTGATCCAAAAACTTTCATCTGATTGGCAGTTGTGTCGAACCATAAATCTCCTAGCGTTACATTCGCGCCTGTTGGAGCATTTGCTGATACGAAGTAGGTATCTAGAAACTGTTGTGAGGATGCGATTGCTGATTGGGCTGTATTAGCATGACCTAAAGCAGCATTTTCACTTGCAAGGGCTGCTGCTGCTGAGTTTGCGGCTGCAGTAGC